GATCTTAATGATTACCAAGAGAAATACTTTCAGATCCTTGACAAAACTAAGCAATAGATTTATAATAGCCAAATACTCTAGGAGAACTTATCATGCAAATAGATGATATAAAAAAATACTTTGTATATATACCTGTAGTTGCAGCTATACTATCCTCACTATACTACGCAATAACAACCTTTAATAGTACTATCCAATCTATTGAAAGAGCTACTAAAGATATTGAATTAATACGTAAAGATCTAAGTTATTGGGATCAAGAAATGACTAGAACCAAAGAAGACTTTACTAGAGAAATGACACGTATGGCTACTGAGTTAGCAGAAGCTTCTGCGTTTGTTGACGCTAGTAGAGATAGCTCATACAAAACTGCAGACACAGTTAGACAAAACTCTTATGATATTAAGGAACTTACTCGACAGCTTAATGGAGGGTGGTAATGAAAGAAATTAAAATTTATGTTATTGGCTTACTACTTATCGCTGGATACCTATTATCGGCAAGCCAATCACAAGCCGCCAATGAGTATCTCAACAATGGTGTTGGTCATTGCAGTACCGGTAGTATTGAGCCTTATTTCGATTATTCTCTAAGAGATAGCGAAAGCCATAATGGTACTTACTTTACCAATAATGATAATGAGGTTACTACTTTCTTTTACCCTAATGGTCCAAATGTATCTGATGAATGGCGTGGTGGTATACGTTTTAGGTTTGATCTAGGCTCTACTTGTAACAAACAATTTAAAAAACATACCAGAGAACTTAATGCTTTACGTATAGAGTTAGAATTATTGAAGCTATGCGGTCGTTACAAAAACCTTAAATTAGGTGAACAATTTGCAACAGTACGTGAGAAATGTAAAGATATACAACCTAAAATACTTGATCCAGACTCACTTGACAATATAGAATAACTTCTATATAATCAAATTGCCCCCCATTACAGGAGAACAAATATGGACGCAAATACATTTAAACAAAAAATAGATGCAATACTTACTGAAGCTGTTGAAGTAAACCAACAACAAATAGTTGGTGGAGCTGCAGAAGATTTTGCTACTTACAGATATTTAGTTGGTGTTGGACAAACGCTGGCTGATATGAAAGATCGTTTTCATCAAGAGTATGTGAAGATGATTAAACAAGAAACAGGAGAATAAAATGAGTAAAAAGAAAAATAGTTTACCCACACCAGCTGGTTTTAGAATATTACTTAAGCCTAGAGAGCTTCAAGAAAAAACTGCAGGGGGCATTATACTAGTTGATGAGACTAAACATCACCAAAAATTAGCGACTAACATATCACAAGTAGTTGCTATGGGGCCTGATTGTTATGAGGATAAGTCTCAAAAATGGTGTAATGTAGGAGATTGGGTGCTTACTGGCAAGTATGTTGGTAGTAAACTTAGATACGATGAAGAAGATTATGTAATTATTAATGATGATGAAGTAATCGGACTTGTTCCAGATCCAGATAAAATTTCACTAAAATAAAAATAACCCTTGCATTCTACTACAATATGTTGTAAAATTACAGCATACTAATAAATAGTAGATAGCGTTAAACGTGGGTCGCACCCAAGGAAAGGTCTGATATGATAGACGAAAGAATAGAAGATACAGTTGAAGAAGCCGATGAGGTTATAATAGACTTATCTGAAAATGAAGGAGATACTCCTGAAGAGCCGAATAATACTGAGGCTCCAGTCACAGGCATAGAAACCGTAGCTGAAGATACAATCGAAGTAGAAGAAGAAGAGAAATCTGAAGAGACTGCTGAAACTGAATCAGAAACTGAGGAAGAAGATACTGATGATTCTAAGAAAGTATTTGGCAAGCGCGCTGAAAAACGGATAAAGCGGCTTGTTGCACAAAAGAAGGAACTTGAAGAAAAGTTAAAAGCTGCAGAGCAAGATAAAGCTTCATGGCACACTCAAGCACAAGAACTCGAAACTAAAAATAAAGATAACGAGTTAAGTGCAATTACCAATTATATTGATAAACTCGAGAGTCAAGAAAAACAAGCCCTATCTGCTTTGAAGATTGCTAAAGAAAATGGCAACATTGATGAAGAGATTACTGCACAAGATACACTCGCAAGCGTAAAAGCTGAGACTCTTGTGGCTCAACAATATAGAGCTAGAGCACAATCTCAAATCAAAAAACCCAACGAACAATCTTCTTCTGATCCTGTTACTGAAACTCCAAAACAACAAAACCCATATGAGCCAGCTCCTGACCGCAAGGCAGTGGAATGGCAAAAAAGAAATAGGTGGTTTGGTGGTACGGATACTTCGGACAGAATCATGTCTCAGGCAGCATTAGTTATTCATAAAGAATTAGTAGATGATGGTATAATACCTAATCAAGATTCTGATGAATATTATAATGAACTTGATGCTAGAATACGCTCAGAATTTCCTGAGAAATTTAAGCAGAAGAATGTTAATAAGGTTCCAACAGTCGTAGGGGGATCACGTGCAACCCCGGGCAGTTCCAAGATTAAGTTATCAAAAACGGAAGTTGAGATGGCTACTAGACTTGGAGTAGACCTAAAAGAATATGCACGCCAAAAACAACGCCAGTTAAAGGCGGGAGGATAATATGACAAAAGCAACTCAAAGCAGTCGAAAAAAGAAGACACGGGCCTCGACATCTCGTAAAAAGGTTTGGACAGCACCTAGCAAACTTTCGGTGGAATCACCACCTGAAGGTATGCATTATCGTTGGGTTAGACATGAATTGTTTAACAACTCTGATGATGCAAACGTAAATGGTAGAGTTCGACAAGGTTATGAACCTGTAACACCAGATGAGTTAGGCGAAGATGCCTATCCAGATGTTCTTGATACAGGTAAACACGCAGGCACAGTTCGATCAGGAGATTTAATTCTCATGAAAGTTCCGCAAGAAATTGCAGACCAAAGAACTGAACACTATAATACTCAAGCTGAGTTAATGGGACAAGCCTATGCACAAGATCTAAAGAATGCAGGTCAAGGTGATATGCGTGGCATGGACGAATCGAAGACTACAGTTACAGGCGGAAGTCCAAAAGAAACAAAGTTTGAAGACTAAGTAATTAGACATATCTAGTTATCTAGTTTTCTTTTAATAATAACAATTAATTTTCTAAAGGAGGAAATTATATGGCTGGATACGGTCTATCACCAATAAGACATGCTGCTGGCGGTACTGTGCGATTAAATAACTATACGGATGCGAATGGTTATCGAATTGCTGCTACTGCACCATCGGCATATTTTGAAGGCGACCTTGTTACATATAGCTCAGGCTTACTTGTAACTGATGTCGGCGCAGCATCTCCGGGTTCTGTTGTCGGTGTTTTCTGGGGAGCAGAATATCAAGATAACTCTACAGGCGACGTAAAATTCGTACGTTCAATTGCGAACGGAACTGTAGCAAAAGCACAATACAAAGCATATGTTTACGACGATCCGTTTACAATCTTTAAGATTCAATCAGATCAAGCAGGCACAGGCTTAACTGCAGCGAACTCAACTGGAAAGCTAGTACAAATTGTAGCTTCACCAACAGGTTCGGCAATTACGCATAAATCAGGAATGGTAGCTGATGCTTCTACAGTAGCAACTACTAACACTTTCCCACTATCAGTTTATGGTAGTGCAGAAGCTGACGGAACGTACACTGCAACTGGTACTACTATGGATATAGTAGTGAAAATTAACTCACACCAACACCTAAATGGCGCTACTGGCGTTACAGGTATATAATATCTAGGAGGATATAGAATATGGCAATTACTAGAGGTCAAATACTCAAAGAATTAGTACCTGGTTTGAACGCAATTTTCGGAACAGAATATTCACGTTACGAAAATGAGCACGCAGTACTGTTCGATGAGGAATCATCAAATAGAGCTTTCGAAGAGGAAGTATTATTCCCAGGTTTTGAGGCAGCTCAAACCAAATTCGAAGGTCAAGCTGTTGCATATGGCAACACTGGTGAGGGGTATGTTTCTCGTTATACAAACGAAACTGTCGCTATGGCATTCTCAATTACTGAGGAAGCTATGGAAGACAATTTGTATGACAAGTTATCTACTCGATTAACAAAAGCATTAGCACGTTCAATGGCTTCTGCTAAACAAACTAAAGCGGCAAACGTCTATAACAGAGCTTTCAACAGTTCTTTCACAGGCGGCGATGGACAAGAGTTAGTATCTAACGCTCACCCATTAGCTTCAGGATCAACAGGTTCTAACAGACCTTCAACTTATGCTGACCTTTCAGAGGCTTCTCTTGAAACAGCATTAATTGATATCGCAGGATTTACTGACGATAAAGACATCCCGATTGCAGCTCAAGGTCGTACACTACACATACCAAGACAATTGGTATTCGTAGCGGAAAGACTGCTGGCATCTCCGTACAAACCAGGATCATCAGACAATGATGTGAATGCGATTAAGTCTACAGGAATGCTACCAGGTGGCTATCATGTGAATCACAGATTTAGTGATCCAGATGCTTTCTTTATTAGAACTGATGTTCCTAACGGAATGAAAATGTTCAATAGAGCACCTATCGCAACTTCCATGGAAGGCGACTTTGAAACTGGAAACGTAAGATACAAATCTCGAGAAAGATACAGCTTCGGCTTTTCTGACTGGAGAGGTGTATACGGAAACGAAGGCGTATAACGCACTAAGTAAAGGGGGCAGAAATGTCCCCTCTACTACTTGGATTAAATAAATTTTACTGACTGACCAAGCAGACGATATAAAGACAGTAAGAATATAACAGGGTTTATAAGCCCAAAGGAATAAAACAATATGGCTAAATCAACTTTTAGCGGTCCGGTCAGATCACAAGATGGCTTTCAATCAATTACAACATCTTCAGTTGGTACGGACACAACTAACTCAACTTATGGAACTAATGCTTCTGTAGGTGGAACATTAACAGTAACAGGCGTTGGATCATTTCCAGCAGGATTATCTAATCCAACTGGCGTAATGGCAGCTACTGTATCTAAATCACAAGTAGCAAATGGTGCTAGTACTGCTTTAGTAAAAAATACACACAACTTAATGCCAGCCGATGGGGCAGCATGTACATTAACTTTACCAGCAGCGTCTGCATCAACAGCAGGTGATGTCATTATTCTAGAATGGCAAGTAGCGGTAGACAATGGTGCTACTCAAAAAATTGGAACTGCTGGCGAATTTTTTCTAGCTAAATCAGCTATCTACAGAGCAACTGGAGCAACTGGCTCCGCTGTTGGCTTAATCAATAGTGTAGATGTAGCAGATGGAACTGGCGATGATTTTGCAAACTTTATTGGTTTAACTAATGCAGGTCCAGGTATTGGATCTTATGCGGTTATAACTTATACAGGTTCTCAATGGAGAATGGAAGCTAGACTTACATCTTCTGGAACTGGCGCAGCAGCTAACTTATCAGTATTCGCAACTAGCTAATACTAACATAAATCAATGGGGGGCTTCGGCCCCTCATATTCTTGATTAAGAAGGGAAGAACAATATGGCAGACACAGTAACAGGTCCAACTATATTACAACAAAACGAAAAACGAGTTACTATTAAATTAATAGTACAATCAGATGGCTCAGGAAGTGCTACTGTATTTGGAGATGTTTCAGCAATGGATGCATTACCAGATGGTAGAGCTTGTAAATCTTTAAACATACAACGATTATGGTTTGCAACTGACAACTCCTCACCAGCATATGCTCGTTTAGATTATGAAGATGATGATGGAGATATTCCTATCGTTGGATTAGTTGGCACAGGCTATTGGGATTTTAGAGAATTCGGAGGAATTCCTGGAAATCAATCCGCAAACACAAACCAAGATGACATCAACCTGGTAGTACCTAGCACAGCAGTTGCAGGCTCCATGTTTACAGTTGTTATGGAATGTACTAAGACATACGTGGAGTAATAAATGAGCGAGCAAACTAACAAAGAAGCAATTATAGAAATTAAAGGCGACCTCAAATTACTCAACCAAAAAATAGATTTAATAAAAGACAATCATCTGGCTCACATGTCTCAAGATATTGATAAACTTTCTAAATTTATATGGGTAATTGGCGGAACTGTATTTGCACAAATGTGTTATTTAATTGTTCGTACCTTAATATAGGAAGGACAAAATATGGCCACATCAGGCACACATACATTCAATCTAACGATTGATGATGTAATACAAGAAGCTTATGAAAGACTTGGCGTAAGTTCTAAGGGCGGCTACGATCTAGTTACAGCTAGACGTTCTCTTAACTTATTAATGGTAGAATGGATTAATGAAGGTGTAAATTTATTTACGCTTGACTTAGTTGAACATACTATGACTAGTGGACAGGGTCATATTCTGTTTAGTTCTGATACTTATTCAGATGTATTAGATGCAGTTATAACAGACACTAATCAAGATCCAGATTCTGATCAAGAAATAGAACGCATTAGTCTTACAGATTATTTACAACTTCCAAATAAAACAACAACAGGCAAGCCATCACAGTTTGCAGTTGAGCGTAATGCTCAATATGACAGTAGTGGTGTAGCTAACCATAAAGTTTATTTATGGCCTGTACCTGATCAAACTTATTATAAATTAAAAGCATGGATGATTAAATATCCAGATGATGTAGCTTGGACTAGCACAGCTAATGGACAAGTAACAGCTCCATATATTGATTACACTCAAAATGTGCAAATACCTAAACGTATGTTACCTGCTATGATTAGTGGATTAACTGTTAAGCTAGCACACAAACATCCTGGTACTGTGGATATAAATAGAAGGTCTGAACTTACTGCAGTCTATAGAGATGAATGGGAGAAAGCTAAGGAAGAAGATAGGGAACGAGTAAGTTTCTATGTTCAACCAGCAGTATATTATTAAAGATGGCAAGATACACTAAAGGCAAACATGCAGTAGCAATTGATGACCGTTCTGGTTTTAAGGTAAAACATAAAGATCTTAGAAAAGAATGGACTGGCATGATGGTGCATAAGAGTGACTGGGAATCTAAACAAGCACAGCTTGATCCTTCTAAGTACTTTAAAAATACCGGAAGCAACGTATTAGAAAATCCTCGTCCTGATAATGACAATGATAGTGCTATAGTTAGATTAGGTCCTTTGAATCAACAGTTCCAAGGAGTAATGCAAGCTTATCAAGGAATTGCAGCAGTGCAAGGTTTTGTTATTGACGTTACAGAAATTCCACCAGGACAAGAAGCAGGAACTGCATTAGGCTCGCCTTCATTTGGTGCTGCAGAAAATGTAGCTGGTATTGCAGCTGGCACTGGCTTAGGTACATTAGTACAAAATCTTGCAGATCAACCATCTGGTATTGCTGCAGGAACAGCTCAAGGTGGTTCTGGATTATTTTTTGGATCAACAGAGATACCACCAGGCATTGCAGCAGGTACAGCTCTTGGAACAGTTATTGTTAATGTAAATGCATTACCTACTGGAATAGCAGCTGGTTCAGCTTTAGGCTCAGTAACTCCAGTGGTTAGTGGATGGTCTCAAGGTACTTGGGGTCAAGGAGCTTGGGGATATGGACAACAAGGAGGAGCATTATAATGTTTACATACACAACTTTAAAACAAGCCATTCAAGATTGGATGGAAAACGATGCGGCAGAATTTACTGCAGCAACAGGATCTGGTGTAGCGCCGATAGATTTATGCATACAATTAGCAGAGCTACGTATGTACAAAGAGATTGATTTTACATCTGGTCAAAAAACAACCAGCGCAACTTTGTCAGCTAATACAAACATTGTAGCTGTACCTCAGGATTTGGTAGCAGTGCGATGGGTTAGAGTAGCTAATGGAGATTGGATCTATCAGAAGGACGAATCATTTATTCGTGAATACTGGCGAGCTGGTACTAACGCAACACAAACAGATCAACCGTATTACTGGGCATTTACAAATGATGGCACTAACTATACGTCATCAGATAGACAAACAAATATCATATTTGCCCCCACTTCATCGGTTGACAAAACCTTAGAGATAAGTTATAATATAAGACCAACAGGGTTATCATCATCTCAGTCAAATTCATATTTGGGTGATTATTGTGGTGATGCTTTATTATATGCTTGTTTAATGGAGGCTGCTACATTTATGAAAGCAGATCAAGAATTAGCCAAGTATCAACAATTATATCAGAGAGCAGCACAAGTGCTAGCTACTGAAGAACAATTAAGAATGAGGAATTCTACACTGGTACAAGGTGAACTTAACGAATTATCAAGAACAAGGGAAAATAGATAATGGCAATTACATCAGCAATATGCTCAACATTTAAAAAAGAGTTAATGACTGCTACACATAACTTTACTACTACTAGTGGTAATACTATGAAAGTGGCTTTGATTAAAGCAAATGCTTCACAAACAGGCACTTACAATGCGGGCACAACTTCATATACAACAATCACAGGCAACTCAGACGAGTTAGCAAATGGTAATGGTTATACTACAGGAGGTAATACATTAACAAATGTAACACCTACAAATGGTACAAGTACTACTACAACTGCTTTAACAGATTTTGCAGACACGTCTTGGACTTCTGCTACATTTACTACAAGAGGTTGCGTTATTTATAATGACTCAGCATCTGGAGATCCAGCAGTAATGGTGATTGATTTTGGTGCGGATTATTCTGTAGCAGGAGGAACATTTACTATTCAGTTCCCAACTGCAGATGAGTCAAACGCAATTTTAAGAATAACATAATAGATATTTAAAGGAAACATAATATGGCATCAACATGGTCCAGTCTTGGAATAAGACTAATGACAACAGGCGAAAACGCAAACGCCTGGGGTGATCAAACTAATCAGAACTGGGAAAGACTAGAAGATGCAGCTGACGGTTTAGCAACTGTTGCTGTAACTGGTGCAACCACTTTAACTTTTACAGCACAACCAACTTCTTATGCTGATGAGAATGGTCGTAATAAAGTTTTAGTATTCACCGGCACAGCAGGGGGCACACAAGCTATTACGTTTCCAAACATTGAAAAAACATATCACGTACTAAACGATTCAAACTCGACTCTTACTTTAACTACTGGCACTGGAGCGGCAACCGTTTCATTAGCAGCAGGTAAAGACAAAATAATATACAATGATGGCTCTGATGAAATTCACGATGCCTTAGCTAATCTAGCTATAACAACCCTAGCTACCTCAGGTGCAGTAACACTCGGAGCTCAAGCTACTACAGGAATTACTGTTGGCGGTATACCATTTTATTATGGTGACACAGGTTCTATTTATACTCATGATGTATCAGGTACAGACAGTACTGCACAATATAATACTGCTTATGGATTAACAGCAATGGACGCTATTACCACAGGTGATGATAATGTTGCTATTGGTTTCAATGCTGGTGGCACAATGACAACTGGATTAGAAAATGTTATTATTGGTTCGGATGCTGTTGGCACAGGAGTAATGACGGCTGGACAAGGTGTTTTTATAGGTAATGATGCTGGATTAAATAAAACTAGTGGCAGTAGTTGTATCTTTATAGGTTATCAAGCTGGAGAGCAAGTAACTACAGGTGGTAGTAATATATTTATTGGACGAAATGCTGGAGATGATCACGATACTGAGAATAACAATTTAGGTATTGGTCAAGATGCACTAGGTGGATCAATAGCTGGTGGAGAATACAATGTAGCAATCGGTAGCTTTACACTCGATGCTTTAACTTCAGGGGATAATAATGTAGCAGTAGGATATGAAGCATTAACAACAAATACAGCAGAAGCAGGTATAGTTGCAGTTGGTTATCGTGCATTAAAAACATTGAATGGTGGAGATGGTCAAAGTGTTGCTGTTGGTAGTGAGGCATTAGAAGCTACTACAACTGGTGGTTATAATACAGCAGTTGGTTATCAAGCATTAAAAGCAAATACAGATGGTGGGGCAAATGTTTCTATAGGAGCTTCAGCTCTTTTAGGAAATACAACTGGAGACCGTAATATTGCTATTGGAGAAGCAGCAATTTATCAACCAGATACTGAAAATGATAATTTAGGAATAGGAAAGGCTGCACTAGCTGGACCTATTGCTGGGGGTGAATACAACGTAGCTATCGGTAATAACGCACTCGATGCTTTGACTTCAGGTGACAGTAATGTAGCAATTGGCTATCAAGCTGGTACAGATTTAACAGAAGGTGCAACTAATATTTTAGTTGGACATAGTGCTGGTGCAAATATAACAACTGCTTCTGCTTCTATTTTTATAGGCTTTGAGTCTGGATCAGCTGTAACAACAAACACAGAAAACATCGGTATAGGTTATCGTTCAGGTTATGCTTTAACAGGAACAAAGAATACTATGATAGGTTACAAAAGTGGTTTAAACGAAAGCAGCCACGACGAAAATGTA